TAATTCTTTAACAATTAAATCAGTAAAAGATGAAAGCAAAAAAGATGACATTGTTCATCGTGGCATTTCTCATCGAGCATTTACTCGTACATTTGCTTTAGCAGATGACGTAGTAGTAAATGATGCTAAGTTTGAGAATGGTTTGCTATCTATTGAATTGGAAAAAATTGTACCTGAGGAGAAGAGACCAAAGGAAATAAAGATAAGTTAAACGAGTGGGGCAGAAATGCCCCCTCTAACAGGAGACTTTATGCCAGACGCTAATGATTATAAAGATAGAATTGAAAAGATTCTTAATGAAGCTATTATAGCTAATCAAGAACAATTATTAGGAGGAGTGGATACTCTTCCTGAATATAAATACATGTTAGGCATTCATCATACTCTTACGGATATGAAGGATCGTATTAACACAGAATTAAAAAAATTAATAAAGGAGACATGGAGTGAGTAAAAAATTACCTATACCAGCAGGCTATCGCATTTTATTGAAGCCTAGAGAAATATTAAATAAGACGGCAGGAGGAATCATATTGACTGATACATCAGTGGAAGCGGCAAAGTTTTCCTGTGTAGTATCAGAAGTTATAGCAATGGGTGAAGATTGCTATAAAAGCATGGAGAAATCCGCTAGTATCTGGTGTAAAAAAGGAGACTGGGTTCTTACAGGAAAGTATGTAGGACTTAAATTTAAGTATGAAGGAGAGGAATACTCTATCATAAATGATGATGAAGTCGTAGCCATAGTTCCTGACCCTGAAAAGATTACCCATAAATAGACTTGCATTACCGTACAATTTAGTGTACAATATACTAGAATAGCGGCAAACGCGGTTCGCAACCGAAGGAGATCTAGATGATAGATGAAAAAGAAAAAGGTAATGGAGAAGATAATGAAGACATTATCGTAGAATTACCAGAAGAAAAACCCGAAGACAAGGCGGAAGAAGCTGAGTCCGATGAGCTGAAAGATACTGCAGCTCCTGAAGAGGAAAAAGAGGAAACGGAAGAAGAATCAATAGAGGTGGAAGCTGAAGTTGATGAAACTGAAGAATCCAAGGACGAATCTAAGGAAACAAAAGTATTCGGCAAGCGCGCTGAAAAACGAATAAAGCGACTTGTTGCGCAGAAGAAAGAGCTTGAGGAAAAGCTTAGAGGCTATGAGGATGATAAGTCCAAATGGCTGGATGAACGGAATGATTTAAGGCATAAGCAGGCTGATTCCGAACTTGATGCAATCAATCAGTATATTGACAGATTGGGGGCACAAGAAAAGCAAGCCTTGAGTACTCTTAGAACTGCAAAAGAAGCTAGTGACGTTGACTCCGAGATAAAGGCAACTGATGTCTTGGCATCCGTGAAAGCGGAAGCACTAGTGGCCAAACAATATAAGGCTAGAGCAGAACGAGATTTAGGAACTACTAAATCTAAGAGTCCTGCAAGAAGTGAGGAAACTAAGGTTGATAAGAAACCAAAACAACCTCCTCTTCCAGATCGCAAAGCTCTTGCGTGGCAGAAAAGGAATAGTTGGTTTGGTGGACAGAATACCGGGGAACGAATCAAGACTCAAGCGGCTTTGGTTGTTCATAAGGAATTAATTGATGAGGGGATTACTCCTCAAGATGGTTCTGAAGAATACTATAGCGAACTTGATGCAAGATTGCAGACAGAGTTTCCAGATCTTAGATCAAAGACTGTTAGAAAAGTTCCAACAGTTGTAGGCGGAACGCGCTCCGCTCCAGGAAAGCGTAAAGTAAGGTTATCCAGATCCGAATTGGAAATGGCTGACAGGCTTAACGTTTCCTATGAAGAATATGCGCGCCAAAAATTGCGCCAAGACGAAATGGCGGGAGGCTAATATGACTAAAGCGACACAAACTAGCCGTAAGACTCGGGTTTCGGCAACTCGAAAAAGAACATTTGAGGCACCTAACAAATTAAGTACGCCTCCAGCTCCTTCGGGAACTGAGTATATATGGGTGAGACATGAATTATTGAATCAACCAGATGATGCAAATGTTCATCAACGTTTACGCGAAAACTATGAAGTAGTTAAACCTGAGGAATTAGGAAAAGATTACATAGTTGACGTGATGACAACTGGCAAACACGCAGGTGCTGTTCGATCAGGTGATTTAATCTTGATGAAACAAGATGCTGATTACATGAAAGAAAAACGAGAGTACCACGAGGAACAAACCAGAAGGGCGGCTCAAGCTTATGGGCACGAATTAAAACGCGCTTCGGACAAAAGCATGCCAGTGGTAGATGAATCTACCTCCTCTGTAATTGGAGGACAAGCGGCAAAACCAAGCGCTAAATTTGAAGACTAACACCGCGTTAGTCATACATTCTCATTTAGCACATAAGAAATAAAGGAGATATTTATGGCTTATGGTTTGGAACCTATTCGTCAAGCAAATGGTGGTACTATACGTAACAACAATTTTGTAGACGGAAACGGTTATCGCATCGCTGCTACTGCACCCACAGCTTATTTTGAGGGTGATACAGTTTCGCTATCTAGTGGTCTATTAGTACAAGACATTGGTTCAGGAGATCTGGGCGCAATCGTCGGTGTTTTTTGGGGCGCTGAATACGCAGACAACAGTTCAGGCGATGTAAAATTTGTTAGATCAATTGCGGTAAATACAGTTGCTAAAGCTCAGTTTAAAGCTTATGTTTATGATGATCCTTCTACGATCTTCAAGATACAAGCGGATCAAGCTGGCACTGCATTAACATCAGCAGATGTTGGTGCTGTAGTTCAGAACTTAACAGGTTCTGGTTCAACTGTTACATTTAAAGCAGGAAGTTCATTAGACTCTTCTACTGCAAGTAATACTCAAAATGCTACGCAACAAGCGTATCCTTTCCAGATCTTAGGATCTGCGGAAACAGATTTGAGTTACAGTGCATTAGGAACTACAATGGACGTTCTTGTTAAAATCAACACGCACTCATGGGGTCGCTACGATGGCAACTTCCCGACTGCTTAATTTAGGAGTAAAATACTATGGCTATTACTAGAGGTCAGTTACTCAAAGAATTAGTACCGGGTTTGCATGCAATTTTCGGAACGGAATATAAACGTTACGAAGATGAGGCAGCTGTACTCTTTGAGAACGAAAAATCTAACAGAGCATTTGAGGAAGAGGTTCTCTTCCCCGGCTTTGGCGAAGCTTCAGTGAAGTTTGAAGGCCAAGGTGTCGAATACGCTCAAACTGGTGAAGGTTGGGTTGCAAGATATACCAACGAAACTGTTGCTATGGCTTTCTCAATTACTGAAGAAGCTATGGAAGATAACTTGTATGACAAGCTTTCTACCAGATTAACTAAAGCACTAGCCCGTTCAATGGCTTCTGCTAAACAAACTAAAGGCGCTGCAGTGTATAATAATGCATTTAGCGGTTCTTTCTTGGGTGGTGATGGAGTTTCATTAGTGAACTCCGCTCATGTACTTCAAGATGGATCTAGCGGTACTAACACGCCTACAACTCAAGCTGAACTTTCTGAGACTTCTGTCGAACAAGGTTTAATTGACGTTGCAGGATTTACCGATGACAGAGGTATACCTATCGCAGCACAAGCTAGAACTCTACACATTCCAAGACAATTGGTATTCGTAGCGGAGAGACTAATGGCTTCTCCATACAGAGTTGGAACAGCGGACAATGATGTCAACGCGATCGTATCTAAAGGTATGATCCCGGGTGGATATCATGTGAACCACAGATTTAGCGATGCTAACAACTGGTTCATAAGAACTGACGTTCCTAATGGTATGAAGCATTTCACTAGAACTCCAATCGATACTAAGATGGAAGGTGACTTTGAAACTGGCAACGTAAGATACAAATCTCGAGAAAGATACTGCTACGGCTGGTCTGACTGGAGAGGCGTATATGGATCTAATCCATCCTAAACGTTTAAGGAGAGGGGGCTCGCACATTGTGCCCCCTTTTCAACTAACCTAGTATTAACATAGTTGTACAGACTGGCTAGGCAGACGCTATAGAGACTGTATGACAAAAGGTCTATATGACCAAAGGAGAATTTTATGGCAAGGACGACATTTAAAGGCCCAGTAAGATCCCTAAGTGGATTTATTTCAACTGGAAATGTAATGGGGCAAGCATTATCTGCAGGCACTGTTGACGGTGGAACAGATATAACAGGCATTGATTTGTATCAAGGCAGATGCATGACCATTGGCAACACTACAACTGTTTTTAATTTACCTGAAATCGTTTCAGATTCAGCTGTAAATCCAAGTACGTTAAGTACAATTGGACTGGAATATACGTTTCTATTAACAGCAAACCTTTCAGGAGAAACTTTTACTTTGAACGCTGGAACAGCGGCAGGTAGAAGCACAGCTGATGTATTTCAAGGAACTGCTCAGTATGTTGATACTGGGGATAATTCTATGGAAGGATTTAATGCGGCAGGGACTGATACTTTAACTTTGGACGGTAGTAC